GTTTCCCAGTCACGATCCTATTGAACTAACGCTCTAACACGCCATCGAAGGTCCGTTGAATCATAATATAGTGTAATAGAATCATTTGTTCCCAAAGTGATATTTGCCGCAGTAGGGGATATGACACGATTTTCAACACTGGAGGATGCGCTCTGGTGAGCAATAACAATATTTTGAGAGCCTACATTATGAATTGTAAGAACCCTTCCCTTTTTGCCACCTGCAATTCCAGTAATAGTACGGGAAGCATCTGTTGACATCCGAATAACATCGTAATCTCCCACTATATAATTGTTTTGATCAGCCGTAACCTGGTCAGGGGTATTTTCATTAAGTACCAAATACAAAGAACGGGATGCCATCATTGAAGAAATCTTTTTTTCTAAAGACGATATTTTGTTTATAATTTTAATCATCGAGTTTTCAAAAACATTACTCATTCGATTACACTCCTGCCAGATATGCTTTCTTCTCCCTGATCGTTCAGAGATACATGCACGGTTAGAACCTCAACATCAAAAAACTTACCACCATATTTCACTCGCACTAAATCGCCTAATCCCCAATCCAGTCCATACAAACTAGATGGATTATTTTCACTAGCAGGGATAGATAAAAATGAGCCTGATAATTCTTCAACAGGTTTATTTTCCTCAAGTTCTGCGTTTCCTGCCGCTTGTAACCCAGCCGCCGATGTCTCTTGTGATGATTCGACAATTGTTTCCACTCTATTCCAACGGGAGGCATTTGCTCTTTCTTCATCAATTACAGTTTCAACCTGACGAGACAATCCTTCCCCTTGACCTTTTACATAGGCCGTGTTGATTTCGTCCATGTGACTTATTTTGTACGACCCATCTTGGAAGTTTCCATTTTCTTCCGAAAACTCTAAAGTTTGGGTTCTATCCACGCCATAACGGTCAATATAAGTTTGGAATTGAAAGCCTATGGGGGAGAGGGTTTGAATAGAAGTTTCATCTAAGATAGGATCACCACTTTCATCTAAGACGATTTCAGAGTAACCATCTAATATGTAAATTATAAAGTTATTCAAATCCCAATGCACAACATCAAAATAAACCCGTCTATTTGAGGAGTTTTCTTTATTCAGTTGCAAGGAAATATCACTTAATTCTTCTAGTGTTTCATAAACCAAACTGTCAGCAAATGAACGTGAAATGGATGGTCCTAAAGAATAATCAGATTGAACCGAGAATTCATATTGAGGGTAAGCACGGTCATTGTCAGCAGTGCCAGTTTCATCTACAACGCTTCCATACAGCATATTTTCCCGAACAATAGATTTCATCATATCGTCAATATTATCGGTTTTTGTTGTGTAACTGCTACCTGCATATTGAGGAATGGAACGTCTTTTCAGTAAATCAATAGGTGAGCGACCATAAAATTCAAGATAGACGAAACCATCACTATCGCGCGTGTAAATTCTTGGCTCTCGTAATAAAAACACAGCATCCCTTTGTAATGGCATTCCATCTTGAGGGGAACGCCAAACTTCAATGCGCCGATCTAGTGAGAAGTATGGAAAAATACTCTCTTGAAAGTTTTGGAAAGAAAATCCGATCTGGATAATTCCTAAGCGACTTACTCGTTTGGTATAAGTTACATACGAGAAATTATTGATAAGCAGTAATCTATTTCCTGCGTCATCTAGTAACCAAAACTCATAAACAGCACTCATAATAAATTTACCTCGCTAGTTGCATCTGCACTCCAATGACGTGGCACATAATACATATACATTATTGCGCTCACGTCATTGTCCATAAATGTAGATATTGTATTGTCACCTGGTAGTAAACTAAATGATCTGAAATCAGAACCTTGTAAAATAGTAAATGACAGATTTCCACGTATGTTAGAAGTGATCTCTGCACGTCCAAAATCAATGAACACTTCTTCGCCTGAAAGAACAGCCAAGTTTAAGAAGATGCGTTTACCCGTAGATTGATTTTCTATCCATCGCAATGTTCCTGCGCCACGAATATACAAGATGGGCGAGACTTGCATTGTACCTTTGTTCGTTACAGTAGTAATACCTGCATATAAACTGGAGTAAACACTAGAGCTAAAATTCGTTCCGCCTAAGAACAAATCTCCATTAGGCGTAAACTGAACTGCATACACTTCTACTGCATTATTTCCTACACCGATTCTTAAATCTAAATTTACCCAAGTTGAGTTATTCCAGAGTGCTATCTTTTCCGCCGGTACACTTCCTGCTTGCGTAAATTCTCCAACCGCAACCAAATCTCCGTTTTTGGAAATATCAATTGAATGGACGGTTGAATTTAGACCTACTCCTAATGGTATCCATACAGCTCCATTGAATTGACCTATGTAAAACAATTGCGCGCTTCCAGAAAGCGTAAAATCACCACCTGCATATAAAACATTAGCAGGAGATAGTACAACTTCGTTAACTCTATTATTAAATCCATCCCCTAAACTACTCCATACGGTTGTCAATATATTGTAAGATGCCACTCTGGTTAAACTAGAACCTGGATTCCCATTTTCATCAGTAAAATCACCACCTGCATATAATGTATTTCCGTCTGCTGAAATATCAATTGAGAATACATAGTTATTCAATCCAGTGGATGAACCAAGTCTAAAGAAATTAGTTCCAGTCCATCTGGCAATATAATTTACAGAAGTTCCGCCCGCCGTTGTAAATTCACCACCTACAAAAACATTTCCATTTGGTGCAACCTTAATGGTATGTCCAGTTCCGTTTAATCCTGTACTCATGGCGTTCCAAATAACGCCATCGTAATAAGCAATTCCATTGGCACTTACGCCTCCAATGGACGTGAAACTTCCTGTAACATAAATGTATCCATTAGGGGCTACTGCGACATCATTGATAGTTCCGTTTGCACCCACTCCAAAGGCAACCCATTTTTCTCCATCCCAATACACAATTCTATTAGCCGCTAGGTTAGGGTCAATAGCAGAAGATGAATTATTAGCCGTTGTAAATGCACCTACCGCAATAATTTCTTTTCGGGAACCTAATTCAAAAGCATTAACATTCCCATTTACCCCATAATTAAGTCGTGACCATCTACCATTGATGCGGGCAGTAACATTATTGAGAATCACAGAATCTTGATAATCAATAGAAGTTACCTCTTGGTTATCTTCATACAAAATAGGAGAAACAGCCAAGAGGCGAACAGGAAAAGATGTAAACCACTTATTCCGAATATCCCAGTCACCCTCTAATCCTGCTTCGTATCGAACCTTGACGTAAATAGGATGTGTGCCATCTGAATATTCAATAATAAACTCACTGCTTTTTGTTAAATCAGGCTTGATGATATTTATTAAATATTGTCGTAAAGAGTGAAGTTCCTTTAGGGAGTTTTTTGAGCATAATCGAAAATCCTTGTGTTTGGCATGGAAATTTAATACAATCACTCTGTCATTGATTTTGAAGTTCTGAAAATATGAACCTGGTAAAACAGAGAACGGGTTAGTTACATTCATTATCGGGTTCATTCCAAAACCACTGATAACAGTCATGTAAAGATCACGATTCTCAAAATCAGGGGATGCCAAAGTTATCCATTTTCCACCTTCACGCTCATTGGAGGACCTGGAAGAAATACTGCCATGATTCAAACCTTCCCACCTACAACCTTTTTGGTCGCCATCACAGAAAGTGGTTGCATCAACGCCTCTTTCCATTTGTGCGCCGTCCACATAAAATGTTATGGCTTGTGCGCTTGTCTTTGCGTTCTCTACATACAGGCGCATGTCATTACTGCCTGTTGATTGACCGCTTACATTAATTCTTTGCCAATATTCAGTCGTTAGTGAAATAGGTTTAGATTTCCATTCTTTTCCGTTTGGATTATCTATCAATCGAATTCGGACAGACCCTCTACCACGCACATATACACTCACTGTAATATTGTCAGAAATACCTCGCAGAGAATTTACTCGGAAATATACTCCTTCATTTGCAAATGAACCATTCGTAACTACTTTCAGGGAGGCAATTGAAAATCTAGCGTAATCAAAAGAACGGGATATGGTTGAATTATTACTAACCCATCCCGTTGTATCGTATCGGAGAGATGGGTTAGTAATGTAATTGATAGTGGATTGCGGAATCAATATTCTTAATGATGGCATATTACCCTCCCAACGATTGCATCATAGCAAAGTCAGAAATAATTGGCTCTGAACGAGAGGCTGATTGTACATTCAAGTTGTATGAATTGTTTGTCGTATTGTTTACAGTAGAGGACGGCGCAAGTTGAGAAGCCATCATAGTGGGCATGTTTATTCCTGCCATAATGGTTGCGTTTGCCATATCTTTTACAGAATCCTGGACCCGTTTGTACATAGAGGTAATACCCTGAATTAATCCCAATCCTGTGTCTTTACCAATATCCCAAAAAACCTTAGAAGGGGAGTCTATTCCTAATGCGGTTGTAGCGGCGGCAACGGCACTTTGCACTAGGTTTTTTACCGTGTCAACTAATGCAGAGGCGTTATTTTTTATACCGTTTATCATACCTGTAACCATGTTTAATCCGATTGAACTCCAATCGAAATTTTTGGCAGAGGTAATTATTTCGTTAAGAGATGAAATGACTCTAGTTTTTAGAGTTTTGAAATGCTCTACGATTTTATTGACAGCCTCTTTTACTTTGTTTGGAATTTCTAAAATCCTTTTTCCAAAAACAACTATGGTTGTAATGACTAATATAATAGCGGCGACTATAATCCCAATTAAAATTGTGGCAAAGATAACCAATTCGGCACCTGCGGCTGAAACCACAGCCACAATACCTACAATAGCAGAAATCAATCCAACAACAAAA